AAGATTAATGCAGGCATTTATACTGCGGTTGTTATTAGCCACTTAGACCCTGATTTTATGGGAGATTTAGAAGTAAGACTAAATCGCCCTGCAGGTAACAGTAATGAAGCAGGCCAGTTAACTAAAGTAAAATATATGAGCTCGTTCTGGGGGCAAACTAGTGTTGACCATATTGGTGAAGACCCTAACGATTATGATAACACTCAAAAATCGTACGGCATGTGGATGGTTCCGCCAGATGTTGGTGCAACAGTTGTTGTGTTGTTTCCTATGGGAAATACTAAAGTTGGATACTGGATTGGGGTAGTACCTGATGAGAAAGTTAACTTTATGGTGCCAGGTATTGCTGCAACAAAATACGTAGTTGACGGTGACGGATCGAGAGTACCTGTTGCAGAATACAACAAGAACACTAGCAAATCTCCAGATGCTACAAAGATCTTAAAACCAAGACATCCTTTTGCAGATGTGCTTGATAAGCAAGGTTTGTTAAAAGACGATACACGAGGAATTACAACATCAAGTGCTCGTCGAGAAGTACCTAGTGCTGTATTTGGAATTAGTACACCTGGTCCTGTTGATAAACGTTCCGGTGCTAAAAAAGGTAAGGTTGGCAAAGAAGGCAGTCAAGTAAATGCCTTTGTAAGTCGCTTAGGCGGTACAACATTTGTCATGGATGACGGCGATGATAAGTTTCTTCGTAAAACTCCTGCAAGCGATGGCCCTCCGGAATATGCTGCTGTTGAGCAAGGTGAAACTGGTGGACAACCTGATATTCCGCACAATGAATTAGTACGCATTAGAACACGCACTGGGCATCAAATCCTGCTACACAATAGCGAAGATTTAATTTACATTGGCAATGCAAGGGGCACAACTTGGATCGAATTAACCAGCAATGGTAAGATAGATATCTATGCTGCCGATGACATTAGTATGCACACTGGCGGTAACTTTAACGTAACTGCTGGCGGCAACATCAACTTAACCAGCGGTGGTAACGTTAATATTAACTCTGGCGGAACACTAGAAGTACAGAATGGCGGAACGAATATTGACGGTGGAGAGATCCACTTAAACTCTGGTACTGCTAATGCTCCTGTAGCACCTAGAGTGCCAGACGTTGAGCCTTGGGCAGGGCATGAGAACTTGCACGGGTCTGCATTAAAGTACACAACAGCAACAGATACGTTTGAACAAATCAAACCTGCGGAGAAATAAAAATGGCTTCAAATTCTAATTTATATGACAAAATTGTACTAAGATCTTCTAATAAGTTTGAGGCGCCTAGACAAAAAATGTATAGGGGTTTTAGTACTATTAATCCTGATTCAGAAAATTTTGGATTGTTTGATTTACAATTAATTCAACAAGACTTGTTAAATCATTTTAATACTCGTCAGGGCGAACGCCTGATGAATCCAGGGTTCGGATGTGTAATTTGGGACTTATTGTATGAGCCATTAACACCTGAAGTTCAACATCTTATTACAGAAAACGTTAACACAATTATAAATTACGACCCAAGAGTAACTGCTACAAATGTGTTGGTAACAAGTTACGAGTCCGGAATACAAATTGAATGTGTCTTAAAATATTTGCTTTATAACATCCAACAAGTTATGCAATTACGCTTTGATACAGCTAACGGATTGCTTACAGGATAATATACCCACATAATTTTATCAGCTAAATATTGATATTAGGACATATCATGAGCGTAACAACTAGACAAAATAGACTGCTTGCAGCAGAAGATTGGAAGCGAATTTACCAAAGTTTCCGTAACGCAGATTTCCAGAGCTATGACTTTGAAAACTTGCGTCGTACAATGATTGATTACATTAGAGTCAATTATCCAGAAGATTTCAACGATTACATTGAGTCTAGCGAATACCTTGCCCTAATTGACCTTATTGCGTTCTTGGGCCAAAGCATAGCTTTCCGTGTTGATTTAAATGCTCGTGAAAACTTCTTAGAACTAGCAGAGCGCCGCGACAGCATTTTGCGTTTAGCACGTCTAATTAGCTATAATGCTAAAAGAAACGTTGCTGCGTCTGGATTATTAAAGTTTAATAGCATTAGTACAACTGAGTCAGTTTTAGATAGTAACGGCCGTAATATGTCCGGACAAGTTATTATTTGGAATGACCCAAGTAACAACAACTGGTATGACCAGTTTATTAAAGTTATTAATGCTAGTTTCCCACAAATTCAGCAATTTGGTAACCCTGCTGATAGCGGGACAGTTTACGGTATTCCAACAGAACGCTACCAGTTTAACAATATTTCAACAAGTGTTCCTGTTTTTACATTTACAAAGACAGTTGCTGGTCGTCCTATGAACTTTGAAATTACAAGTACAACTTTCAAGGGACAAAACTACATTTATGAAGATCCTCCAGCAATAGGAAATCAAATTAGCTGTATCTACAGAGATGACGGCCATGGTGCTAGCAGCCCTGGATCTGGTTTCTTCTTACGTTTTGTACAAGGTACATTAAACACAGGTACGTTTACAATTACACAACCAAGCAGCAATCAGTCAATTGATATTGATGCACAAAATATTAATAATAGTGACGTATGGTTGTACAAGATTGATCAAAATGGATTAGAGTACGAAACATGGTCTCAAGTTTCTAATTTTGAATCAAACAACATTATCTATAATAGCTTAAACAAAAACATTAGAAACATTTATTCTGTATTAACCAGAGTAAACGATGCAGTAAGTTTGCAATTTAGTGACGGTACATTTGGAAATCTGCCAATTGGTACATTCCGCACATACTATCGTGTAAGTAACGGATTACAATATACAATTAGTGCAACCGATATTCGCAACGTTTCTATTTCTTTCCCTTACATTTCTGCAACAGGACAAAACGAAACATTAACACTTAGCTTAAACTTGGCAACTAGTGTTTCTAATGCTGCTACAACCGAGTCTAACGATAGCATTAAAGCAAATGCCCCATCGACATTCTATACACAAAATAGAATGATTACTGGCGAAGACTATAACATTAGTCCACTGTCTGTAACTACAGCAGTAGCAAAAATTAAATCTATTAACCGCACAAGCAGCGGTATTAGTCGTTACTTTGACCTTGTTGACCCAACAGGAAAATACAGTTCAACAACACTATTTGCTGACGACGGGATAGTCTATAAAGAAAAGTTTACAAGCCAAACAACATTTACATATCAAACAAAAACTGATATTACAGGTATTATCTATAATAATGTATTTGACATTTTATCAAAGAAAAGTTTAAGAAATTTTTATTATTCAGAGTTTATTAAACAAATTGAAAGTTTAAATGTTACATGGTATAACGTTACAACAGATTCAAATGCATCTACTGGTTATGTAAGTACTAGTTCGGGAACTCCTTCACGAGTAGGCACATTTGTATCTAGTGGCGATTTAAAATATTTCACAGCAGGTTCTTTAATTAACTTTACTGCACCTACAGGTTATTACTTTGATACAAAAAATGCAAACGCATTGGTATACGGCGATGGTACTTCTGAAGGCGCAGTAACAAACATTTGGGCAGAAATTGTTAATGTTGTTGACGACGGTACTGCTAACAACACAGGTGTACTATCTACAGGATTTGGTCCAATTACTTTAAACCGTGCTATTCCATCTAACTCTGCTGCACGTCCAGTTATTACTAGAATTATTCCTAAGTGGAGAACTATTATTGATAGTTCAGTTATTTCTACAATGGTAGATTTAATTTTTGCAAACAAACCATTTGGTCTACGTTACGATAGAGATAGCCAAAGCTGGCAAATTATTTTTGAAGCTAACTTAGATATTGTTAGCCCATTTAGTTTATCTAAAGCAGGCAGTACAACTAGACAACAACAAGATGCAAGTTGGATGATATTATTCACAACAGACAACGTAACTTATACTGTTAAGAGCAGAGAGCAACGTTACATCTTTGAAAGCGACAAGCAAGTTAGATTCTATTTTGATGAATCTAAAAAGATTTTTGATAGCAGAACAGATTCTGTTATTAAAGACCAGATTAATATTTTAAGCATTAACTTGCAACAAAACAATACTAGTGCATTCACAGTTGACTATCCGTGGGATGTTGATGGTGGATTTATTGGTCTAGATGGATATGTTGATACTAAGAAATTGTTAGTTACATTTGCTGACACTGACGACAACGGAATTGTAGATGATCCAGAAATTTTTACAAACATTGTATATGATTCTGCAAATCCTACAAACAACTATTACGTAGTTTTAGAAAAATATCAAATTACCTCTGGCCAAGAAGATTACAGATATTTTGATAATTCTTCAAATACTGTTTTAATTAGATCATCGCAAAGTTCAGTAACATTGAATGACAAGAAAGACGGTCAGTATTTCTATTTTGAAGATTCTAGCGTTGTGAAAAAGTACACTTATGCAACTGGCGAATTTAATGCCACGTTGGATTATAAAGTATTTGTTGGTAGAGATAAATTAAAATTCCAATACATCCATAGCGCAGATTATGACAGCAGAATTGATGCTGGCGCAAGCAATATTATTGACGTGTTTGTATTAACAAAGAATTACGATACAAATTATAGACAATATGTAGCTGGAGTTATTGCAAACGAACCTTTACCTCCAGCCAATGACGAATTGTATGATATCTTATCACCTGAGTTAAATTTAATTAAATCTATTAGTGATGAAATTATCTACCATCCAGTAAAATATAAAGTATTGTTTGGTAGTGCTGCAAGTTCGGAGTTGCAAGCAACATTTAAAGTTGTAAAGAATCCTGGTCGTGTAGTTTCAGATAATGATGTTAAATCAAGAATTGTTTTAGCAATTAATCAGTTCTTTAGTTTAGATAATTGGGACTTTGGCGATACATTCTATTTTACAGAATTAGCAACATATGTTGTAAATCAACTATCACCAGATATTACTAGCTTTGTTATTGTTCCAAAGCAAAGCGGGTTAGGTTTCGGTAGTTTATTTGAAATACATTCTAATAATGACGAATTGTTTATTAGTAATGCAACAGTATCTGATATTGAAATTATTTCTGGTATTACTGCAAGCACTATTAAAGCAGTAGCAGGCACAACAGTTAGTTCAAATTCAATAGCTCAACAATCTATTACAAGTTCAACTTACGGGAGTAGTAATTAATGTCGGACCAAATTAATCCAAATGCAAACGGTGGCCGTAGCTACAACTTTTTGCCAAAGTTCTTCCAATCGGATGCTAACAAAAAGTTTTTACAAGCAACAGTTGACCAGTTAACGCAGTCAGGAACTGTTAAGAAAATTAACGGTTACATTGGTCGCGAAAATGCAAAAGCAGCCACAGGCAGCGATATTTTTATTGCAGCTCCGGATAGTGATAGACAAAATTATCAGCTAGAGCCAGGATTTGTAATTAATGACCAGCTGGGCAATACAACGTTTTTTAAAGATTATATTGATTATATTAATCAGTTAAGTGTATTTGGTAGCAACACAACTAATCACGATCGTATTAATAAACAAGAATTTTATTCTTGGGATCCTCACATTGACTGGGACAAGTTTGTTAACTTCCAACAATATTACTGGCTACCGTATGGTCCCGATGCGATTACTATTACTGATGTACAAGATTCGGTAACAAGTGAATATGAAATTGTAGTTGAATCAGAAGGCGATAGTAACGAGTTTGTTTTTTATCCTAACGGTTTAACAAGAAATCCTACTGTTAAATTATATAGAGGACAAACTTATAAGTTTAACGTTAATAGTCCAGGCAATCCTTTTACAATTAAAACTGTTAGAACACCTGGCGAGTATGATGTTTATACATCTGATTTATTAACAAACAACGGTACGGAATCTGGAACTATTACTTTTACAGTTCCTTACGATGCTCCAGACGTGCTATATTATGTAAGCAAGTCAGACGTTGACTTAGGTGGTATTTTCCAAGTTCAATCTTTGAACTACAATACAACAATTAATGTTGAAGAAGAAATCATTGGAAAAATTAACTATACATTATCAAACGGAACACCTTTAAGTAATGGTATGAAAGTTCGTTTCATTGGCAATGTTACCCCTGCGTCTTACGCAACAGGTTTTTACTATGTTGAAGGCGTTGGCAAGTCAATTAAGTTAATCAATGAAACAGTATTAGAAATTGTATCTTCTTATTCTAGTGCAGAATCAATTTTATTTGATGCAACGCCTTTCGATGCAATGCCATTTAGCGATGCTACAAGTTTCTCTGGTAAGCGCGACTACATTGTTATTAACAGAGGAAGCCAAGACAAGAACCCTTGGAGCAGAAATAACCGTTGGTTCCACAAGAGTGTTATTGAGGCAAGCGCCGCATATAATGGAAAGATTCCTGATATTAATCAAGATTCTCGTGCTGTTCGCCCTATTATTGAATTTGAAGAAAACTTAAAACTTTTTAACTTTGGTATTAGAGCAATCGCAGATGTTGACTTAATTGATACATTTACAACAGACGTGTTTTCTAATATCGAAGGTAGCTTAGGTTACAACGTCGACGGAATTCAATTAGCACAAAATCAACGAGTGCTGTTTGTTAACGACCCTGATAGATTAGTAAAAAACAACGTTTACAAAGTTACCTATGTAACCATTGACGGTGTTAGACAAATCCACCTTGAATTAGAAACTGAACCGACATTAGGTGATGTAGTTTTAGTTAAACAAGGTACAAAGAACCAAGGACAAATGTACTGGTTCAATGGATCGACTTGGATACTAGGACAGCAAAAAACATCTTTAAATCAGGCGCCGTACTTTGATGCATTTGATTCAAACGGTTACAGCTATAGCGATACTGATGTTTATTCAGGTTCTACATTTAGCGGAACAAAATTATTTTCTTATAAGATTGGTACAGGTACAACAGATTCTAATTTAGGATTTGCATTATCTTATAAAAATATTAGCAACATCGGTGACATTGTTTTTAACTTTGATTTATTAACAGATAGTTTCCAATACAAAACAGTTGACAAAGTTCTTACACAAACAATTGATGTAGGATTTTTAAAACGAACTTCTGACATCGGAGTTACTTCATATACAAACGGCTGGCAAATCTGTCAAGCTGACGTAACTCAAGCAGCAGTAAGAATTTATAAAAATACAAATAAAACAAATAACTTTGATATCGACTTATTTGATGATATTACAGATCTTTCTGATTTAGTAGTTAAGGTATATGTTAACGGGATTCGTCTAGGTAAAGAAAACTGGACATTAGTTGACGGAGTTGTTTATAAGAAAGTTATTCTTAATACAGCTATTTCAACTAGCGATGTACTAACAATTAGAGCGTTTGCAAAGCAGCCTATTAACAAAAATGGTTATTATGAAATTCCTGTAAATTTACAAAATAATCCATTTAACGATTCTATTACAACATTTACACTAGGCGAAGTAAGCGACCACGTTAACTCTATTGTTGACAATTTATCAACATTTTCAGGAAGCTATCCTGGTGCAAATAATTTAAGAGACTTAGGGGACATTACGTCTTACGGTACTAAGTTTGTACAGCACAGCGGCCCAATGAGTTTGTCTGTGTATCACATTACATCTGAAACAAATAACGTTGTTAGAGCTATTGAAAAAGCAAGAGACGATTATAACAAGTTTAAACGTAGTTTTATTATTACAGCAGAAAACTTAGGCATTGATGCAGATCCAATTCGTCAAGTTGACTTGATTTTAGAAAAAATTAATAAGGACAAACCTAAGACTTCTCCTTATTATTTCAGTGACATGGTACCTTACGGTGCTTATATTAAAGCTGACCTAACTGTTGTTGATTACAGAATTAGAACATATCCTTTGAATAAAGTGTTTAGCCTTGATGAATTATCATCAAGAGCTGTTATCGTTTACCATAACGATAATCAAATTTTATTTGGTAAAGATTATACCTTTAGTAATCAAGGATTTATTGTTATTACTGACCAAGTTGATTTAGTAAATGGTGATACTATTACAATCTATGAGTATGAAAATACTAGCGGTTCGTTTGTACCTGCTACACCTACAAAACTAGGCATTTGGCCAAAGTATGAGCCTAAGAAATATCTAGACACTACATTACTAACACCTCGTGAAATGATACAAGGTCACGACGGTAGTTTAGTATTAGCATACGGTGACTATCGAGACGATTTAATTCTTGAATTAGAAAAAAGAATTTACAACAACATTAAAGTAAAATATGATGTTGACATTTTTGATGTTAACGATTTAGTACCATCATACAACAAAGAAAACAATTATTCGTTAAAAGAATTTAATGAAGTTCTTGCTCCTAGCTTTTACAAGTGGTTAACTTTTGTAGATAAAGATTTTACAAAACCAATGAGCTATGACAGAACTAATTCATTCACTTATAACTATAAAGGTCATACAGCACCCGATGGTAGAGAAACTCCGGGGTATTGGAGAGGTGTCTATCAGTGGATATTAGACACAGATCGTCCTCACTTATGTCCTTGGGAAATGTTAGGCTTCTCTGAAGAGCCAACATGGTGGACAGAACAATACGGACCTGCTCCTTATACAAACGACAACATTCCGATGTGGACAGATTTGTCTACTGGTACAATAAGAGAACCTAATGTTCCTCCAGTTGTTAATAAAAAATATGTTAGACCTTATTTGCTAAACAGCATTCCTGTAAATCATTCAGGTGAATTAGTAAGCCCAATCGACTCCGGGTTAGTTGAAGGTATTATTACTATTACAACTTCTGGAGATTTCGTATTTGGAGATATTAGCCCTATTGAAGCAGCATGGAGACGTAGCAGCTACTATCCATTTAGTGTGTTGCTTGCATCAATGTTAATGCAACCATCTAAGACATTTGGTGTATTATTAGACAGATCGAGAATTGTTAGAAACATTGCAGGACAACTTGTTTATAAAGAAACTGGTTTAAGACTTAGACCAGCAGATATTGTGTTGCCTAGCATTTACTCTAGCAGCACAAACGTACAAACTGCTGGTATTATTAACTACATTGTTGATTATATTTTAAGCGACAACTTAAAATCTTATAACGCATACCAGTATGATTTAGATAATATCCTTTCAAAATTATCATACAGAATTGGCGCATTTACAAGTAAAGAAAAGTTCAATCTAATTTTAGATAGTAAAACTCCTTTAAGCCAAGGAAGTGTTTTTGTACCGCAAGAAGACTATTCAATTGTTTTGAATTCGTCTAGCCCTATTAAGAAAATTTCTTATAGTGGTGTAATTATTACAAAGTTGTCAGACGGATTTGAACTAAAAGGTTACAATTTTTCAACACCTTATTTTAAATATTATCCATGGACACAAAACGGAATTACTGTTAACATCGGCGGCATTTCGGAAACGTATTCCATCTGGACAGGCGGCGAACAATATGCTGCTGGTAAAATTGTTGAATATAACAACAAGTATTACCGATCACAAGTACTGCACACAGCAGGCTCGACATTTGACGTAAAATATTATCAAGCGTTACCGTCATTGCCTGTTGTTGGCGGAAGAACAGCACAATTTAGAAAAGGCTGGGATAGAACAGAAGCTATAACTGTATCTTATGGTACTAAGTTTACAGACGTACAGTCTGTTGTTGATTTCTTATTAGGGTATGGCGAGTACTTAAAAGATCAAGGTTTCATCTTTGACGAATTTAATCCTACACTAGGTGCAGTTACTAACTGGGAAACTAGTGCTAAGGAATTCTTATTCTGGACAACACAAAACTGGAGTACTGGAGAAGACAAGTGGGAAGACTGGTTACCTGATACACCAACTAGTGTTGGATCTATTGTAAAATACAATGGTTTATATTACAGAGCTTTAAGAAACTCTCCTGCAAACCCATTCTTTATTGACGAAGACTTTGCCCAGCTTGACGGTTTAAGCATGGTCGGCAGTTCTGTTATTTCGTTAAGCCCGAGTGCATCTAAAATTACATTTACTTCACCTTTAAGTGTTGTTGATGATATTAAGAATCCGTTTAATAACTATGAAATTTTTAAAGTTGACGGTACTCCATTAGAGCCTAACTTCTTGAATTCATACAGAGAAGACAACGCTGTTAGCTATACACCGAAAACAGAAGATGGCATCTATGGCGCTACGTTCTATTTGATTCAGCAAGAACAAGTTGCAATTATTAACAATACAACTATCTTTAATGATACAATTTACAATCCAATGAGTGGATACCGCCAAGAGCGCATTAAGGTATCTGGTTATACTAGTGCAGATTGGTACGGTGGATTTGATATTCCTGGATTTGTATTTGACCAAGCAAAGATTAATGCATGGAGCTCGTGGCAAGATTATGCACTTGGTGACATTGTTAAGTACAAAGAATTCTATTATAGTGCGCAATCTTTTATCCCAGGCGGCGAGACGTTTGTTGACAGCCAGTGGGTTAAGTTAGATAAAAAGCCAACACAAGAATTGTTGCCTAACTGGTCTTACAAAGCAGGACAGTTCTTAGATTTTTATAGTTTAGATAGCGACAATTTTGATTTAACTCAACAAGAGCTATCTCAACATTTGGTTGGTTATCAGAAACGTCAGTACCTTGACAACATTATTAAAGATGATGTTAGCGAATTTAAATTCTATCAAGGTATGATTCAAGAAAAAGGTACACAAAATGTACTTAATAAACTATTTGATGTTCTAAGTGCAGAAGATCAAGAAAGTTTAAAATTCTATGAAGAATGGGCATTACGTGCTGGTCAGTACGGAGCAAGTGCTGCGTTTGAAAATATTGAATTTAAATTAGATGAATCTCAATTTAAAAATAATCCTCAAGGATTAGAATTAGTTTCAACTGTTGATACTAGTGTTATTGATTTTATTGTAAGACAAACTCCAAACGATGTTTATTTAAAACCTTTAGGTTACAATAATAATCCATGGCCAGTAATTAAAAACTTTAAACCTTTCTTAAGAACACCTGGTTATGTTCGTTCTAACGAAGTTAAAACAACACTAACTTCTATAGATAATATTTTATTAGAAACTATAACAAACTATGCAGACGGTGATTATATTTGGTGCGGATTTGAAAAACAAGACTGGAACGTTTACAGATATACTCTAACATCTTACACAGTGGAGAGTTCGAGTTACAACAATTCGTCTAAACAAGTTACACTAACACTTAGTGGCGCAGTATCATTTGCCGAAGGCGAATATGTAGGTATTGTTAATTCATCTTTAATTGACGGTTTTTATAAGGTTGTATCTGTTGCTTCTAACACATTTACAATTAGTAAAGAAGTTAAAAGCCCTCCGCAACCTTTTGCAATTAGTAACGAAACACAAATCTATACAATTACAAGCCAGCGTGTTTCTACTATTGACAATGTTGATTCATTGTTTACAAATGGTATCAAGCCAGGCGAACTTGTTTGGACAGATAACGACGGTACTGGAAAGTGGGCAACATGGCAACATTATCCTGTTTACACTAAAGCAGAAATTCCTAATGCCATTCCACAAGATGGTTTAGCATACGGCAGACAAGTGTTAATTAACACTCGTGGTAATATTGCTGCTATTACAAATAGTCAAGGCCAAATTATTGTTTATGATAACATTACCCCTGCGTTGCCTTGGGTAGAACGCCAAACAATTACAGCACCATTTATATCATTAACGGTTGGGTTTGATCCAGTTATTCAACCAACTTCTGATGATTTGACAGGTGATGTGTTAGCAATTTCAGTTGACGGCACGTGGTTAGCTTCCGGCACTCCTGGTGCTAATAATGTTGCATCATTCTATGTAGGTGAATGGGACAATACGTCTCTTTACGATCTTAGCAGCATAGTACACTTTACTTCTTTGACACCGTCTAAGACAGGATTCTATCAAGTAGTTGCAGAACTACCGGATGTTGATTATCCACCTGATACTAATTTACAGTATTGGAAAAAAGTTCCTTATATTCCTGTAAATGCGAATGGTGCAAATTCAGACTTTACTAGTCAGGGCGTTATTTCTATCTATAAGAAAGACCCAAACAACATTTTTACATTAGTAGATACAATATTAAGTCCTAACCCACAAACTGACGAGCTGTTTGGTTCAAGCCTAGTGTTTGGAGAGAATACACTTTTTGTTAGCGCATTGGGTAACGGTGACGGTCTTGTATACCAATTAGAATATAAGACAACAACAGAAGCAACAGCATCATATAACCCAGTTGGCAGTGGCGATACTATTCTTAAAGTGTCGTCTGTTGCTGGTGTAATTTATCCAGGAATGGCTATTGTTGGTACTGGTTTTACTAAAGGTCAAACAGTACTTGAGGTTATAGATTCTTCAACTCTTGCATTAAGTGCAGCACCGGATAGCGATCCGTCTGGGACATTTGAATTTACTTTAACAAGATGGCAGTATGGTAATACTACCTATTCTCCAACAGAAGCTGGTGATACAGGGTTTGGTACAAAAATTGCAATTAGTAGAGATGGTTCTACAATGGCAATTAATGCAAATGATCCTGGTGCAGTTTATGTTTACAATAAAGACGAAAATGGATTCCAGTTACCTGTGCGTTTATTAGGCGACACAATTGGTTACGGATCGGCACTATCTTTATCTACTGACGGTTCATACATTGCAATTGGTAACAGCAATGCTGATACAAATGCAGGTGCAGTTGAGATTTGGATGAACGGTGGTCAAGAACCATTACAAACTTTAACAGGTTCAGCATCGGCACACTTTGGTGCTAATGTATCGTTTATGAACGATTATGCAACTTTGGTAGTGTTTAGTAACAATGGAACTGGTAAAATTGATATCTATGATCGCTACGGCGATGTTTGGGTATTTGGTGAAAGCATTGCTAACCCATCTAATTCTAGTGACGGTTATGGTGCAGGATTTGCAGTTGGATCTAATAACATTTTTATCGGCGCACCGAGCGCAGACGATCAATCTTATACTTCTGGAAGAGTATATCAATACAGTAAGATTAATGGTTCGTCGTCGTGGGAAATCATCCATAGACAAATTGACAAGCCAGATGTTTCTAAGATTAAACAGGCATTCTTGTATAACTCATTAACTAACAAACTAGTTTCTTATATAGATGTACTTGACCCAACACAGGGCAAGATTCCTGGCATTGCAGAACAAGAAATTAAGTATAAGACATACTATGACCCTGCAACTTATTACACTGGTACAAGTAGCGTTAACGTTGATGAAGGTATCCAATGGGGTTCAACACAAGTAGGTATGTTATGGTGGGATCTAAGAACTGCTAAGTTCCTAGATAGCTCGGACAACGACATTGTTTATAGAAATAGTACATGGTCGACATTATTTCCTAACGCAAGCATTGACGTTTACGAATGGGTATCGTCTACATTGTTGCCAGATGCATGGAACGCTATTGCTGACACAGAAGAAGGATTAGTCCAAGGTATAAGTGGTACTACTTTATATGGTAACGATGTTTATAGTAGAACAGCTAGATACGACAACGTAAGCAAAACAATCAAATACACATACTACTACTGGGTTAAAAATAAAACAACAGTACCAAATATTTCTTCACGCAAAATATCATCTAAAGATGTTGCATCGTTGATTGAAAACCCACGTGGTCAAGGATACAAATACCTTGCATTAACAAGTTCTAACAGTTTTAGCTTAGTAAACGTTAAGCCATTATTACAAGATGCTAACGTTGTATTATCGGTTGAATACTGGACTGTTGATAAGACTGATAAGAACGTTCACACACAATGGAAGTTAATTAGTAACGATGTTAATTCATTGGTTCCGACAGCAATTGAACAAAAATGGATTGATAGTTTATGCGGTAAAGATTTTAACGGAAGAGTTGTTCCTGATTTAACATTGCCAGTTAAACTACGCTATGGTATTGAAAACCGTCCATTGCAAAGCATGTTTGTTAATAGATTTGAAGCATTAAAACAAATCATTGAACAAGCAAATAGAGTATTGATTAAAAATCAAATCTCAACGCAACGTAATCTTTCAAACATTGAAAAGTACGACCCTGAACCTAACGTAATTACAGGAATGTATGACGTTGTGTTAGATACTGATGCTGAATTAAGACTAGCAGTTACAACAAACTTTATTAAACCGATACTGACTCCTGTAATTGTTGACGGAAGAATTGTCGACGTTAACATTATTAGCAAAGGTAACGGATATGTAAATCCCCCGTTCATTGAAATTATTGGATCAGGATCCGGTGCAAAAATTAAAACAATCATTAATGCATCTGGGCAAGTAACAGGCGCTTCAATTATTGAATCAGGTATTGGCTACGATTCTTCAACAACATTTATTTTAAGAAACTACTCTGCATTAGTTAGAGCAGATTCTCAAGCAACAGGTAGCTGGAGTATCTATGCTTACGAACAAACAACAAAAGTTTGGTCAAGAACATTAAGTCAAACATACGACACAAGAAAGTACTGGTCATATGTTGATTGGTATGCATCAGGATACAGTCAGTTTACTGCTATTGATTATGCTGTAAACACTTTTGCAGAACTAAGCGGTATTCCGTCAACAGTTGGACAAATTGTTAAAGTGTTAACTGATAGTTCTAACAACTGGGTACTGTTGCACAAATATTCTGATGTTGATTCAATTGATTGGACAGCAAGTTACTCAGTTGTTGGTATAGAAAATGGAACAATACAGTTCTCTAGTTCATTGTATCAGTTTATTGATAGTGTTTATGGCTATGACGGTTCATTGTATGACGGAAGTATTTTTGATAACTCTGCGTATGTAGAATTAAGAAATATTTTAGAATCATTAAAGAACGACATCTTTATAAATGAGCTTAGAACAGAATATTTAAATCTATTCTTTACTGGGTTAAGATATGCTATTAGCGAACAAAATTATGTTGATTGGGCGTTTAAAACAAGTTTTGTTAAGGTACAACACAACGTTGGTAACTTGTCACAAAAGGTTACATATAACAACGACAACCTTAGCGACTTTGAATCGTATATTAACGAAGTTAAACCATACAGAACAAAAGTTAGAGAATACGTTAGCAATTACAGCGGACTTGATAACACTAAGTCTGTAATTACTGACTTTGACCTTCCTCCAACATATCAAAACGGAGGAATTGCTACTGTAAATGCAACAGTTTCCTCTGGAAAAATTACATCAACTAATGCTCAATTGCTAGAGTATCCATGGAGACATTGGCTAGACAATGCAGGATATGAAATTACTGACATTAAGATTGTTGACAACGGTACTGAATATATTTCTGAACCAATTGTAAAATTTATTAGTGACTCCGGTGTTGGTGCAACTGCAAGAGCGTTTATTGCTAACGGTAAGGTTAACAGAATTGTATTGTTAACACCTGGACACGGATACCTAAGTGCCCCTACTATTGTTTTAGATGGCGGATTAAACACCACTGGCACTCCTGCAAGAGCAGTTGCTATTATTGGTAATAGCCCTGTAAGATCAACATTGATTAGAATGAAGTTTGACCGTATAACAAACTCGTATTTTATTAATGACTTACAACAAACTGAAACATTTACAGGCACAGGTTCTAGACTACAATGGCCTTTAATTTGGGGACCGGACGTTCGCATTGGAACTTCTACGGTTACTATTAACGGTGTTGCAGCCTTGCGCGACACATACCAATTAGGTATTGTTAAATCTACAGATAGAGGTTATACACGTTATTACGGTTCTATTGTGTTTACTACTGCGCCTGCTAAGAATGATGTAATAGCTATTACATATCTAAAAGATTGGTCGTTATTAAATGCAGCGGATAGAATCCAGTTCTATTATGATCCAACAGTTGGTCAAATAGGCAAGGACCTAAGTCAGTTAATGACTGGAATTGATTACGGTGGTGTAATTGTTAACGGTATGGGATTTGAAACCAGTCGCGGCTGGGGAGGAAACCCTTACTACTCAGATAAATGGGATAGCTTTGACAGTACATTCGATGACTTTATCGTTACTGTTGCTGCTGATACACATTCCTTTACATTGCCTTATACACCAAGTGCAAATGAAGAATTAAACGTTTATCATTCATCTTACAACATTGATTCTTATGTATCCGATGGATCTACATTAGATTACAACTGGAACATTTACATGAATACACCATTAAATGTTACAGCAGAGATAACAAAGAATGTTTCTACCGATATCATTGTGGGCTCTGATACGCTAGTATTAGATGATGTAGATGGATTGTTAGTTGGCGATATTTTAACAATACCGTCACACTACACATCTGTATCTTACACAGCTAAAGTAATTCAAATTGTTGCAGTATCTAATACAGTTAAAATGGATCAAGTGTTTTTTGGAGCCATTCCTGCAAACGTTGACGCTGTGTTTACAAGAACATTAGTAGCAACAGTTGACTATTCCAACCCAGTTGTAGGATTAATTACATTAAATGAACCGCTTGTAGCCGGCGCAGTTATTAAACTAGGAGGATACTTTGATATTTTCAGAATTGATGATCCTAAGTTTGGTACTCCTGAGCAAAGCCAGTACGCAGTTATGTTACCTATAATTGCTACAGGAAACACAAATGTTGTAGAAATTCCTAACGATTATCCTATAGCAGACGGTGACAAGATTATTATCCGTAAGAGCACTAGCGATGGTAGTATTAAAACACCAGATTCTGATTTTGATACATCATTGACTGGTGGATCCTTAGAAAGATTAGGTGGAATATTTACAACTGCTACTGGTAAAACAGCAGACGAGATTATTGTTGACGGTGACGGCTTCTCGACACTTACAACAAGTTCTGGTCCAGAGGAAGTTGTGCCAGGCCAAGTTGCAGACACAGTTGCGATTAAGGTATTTGACAGACCAAGTACCGGATCTGCAATGATCAAGGTTGACAGTTTTGTTAGCGATGGCACAACTTTAGACTACGAATTGAGCCAACAACCAAACAGCAAAGATGCAATTATTGTTAAAACATCTATTGGTATTAAAGAAAAAATTGCAGACTATGTATTTGATTATAAAACAAAAACTGTTAGATTTAATAATCCAATTCCAGAAGGAACATATATTTCTGTGTTTAGTATTGGATTTAACGGATCTAACATCTTAGACCTTGACTACTTTGTTGGCGATGGATCTACTAAAGAGTTTATTACAAAGGCACCGTGGCTAGATAATATTACATACATTGTATATGTTAACGGTACACCTGCAGTTGTAGAGTTATTCCAAACAGATTTATCGTATGAAAGTTCAAATCGTACAGGTATTAGATTTATTACTCCACCAGAAGTGGGCGATCTAGTTAACTTTATTATTGTAAACGGCAATCAACAAACATTTGCAATTACAAAATCAGAAGAGTTTAATGGTAATGGGTCGGATACATATGCATTAGCAAACATTATCGGCGATGCATTGCCTGTTGAAACAAGCATGATTGTTAGAGTGGATCAAAAAATCTTATTAGGACCGAACAACAGTTACTACACTATTGAAAATAATAATAAGGACTTTACAATCGATCCTGCTAAGTTTGTTCCATACAGCATTTCTGTTAGTGAAATTTCTGTATTTGCAGACGGAAAGATACTGACACCTATTGTTGATTACAAGATTGACCTAAGCGGTATTACAGTTTCTATCACTAAGAAAGTTTATAACAAATACAAGAATAAACCTTTAGTTATTAGTGTTAAGAAAGGGCAAGGGTATGAGTATATTCCATCTGTAAATGGTACGCCACCTAGAATTAAATTATCACAGGCATACGGACCTGAAAATAAGATAGAGGTTATTAGTTCCTATAATCACGATATTTTAGATATACAACGAACTATTGTTAACATTACATCTAGCTTGTCATTAACACCTAACACTCCGTTGTATTATTCATACAAGAATCTAGCAAGTGGTTTATTGCCGCTTGATAGAGAAGTTCTTAATGATAATTTTGTATGGGTTGTTAAAAACGGTAACTTGTTAATTCCAAGCATTGACTTTAAGGTAATGCCTGACAAAGTATCTATTAAGTTGTTACAAGAGCCAATTGTATCTGACGAATTTACTATTATTTCGTTTGGTAATAATGTTCTAACTACGGGTATTGCCTACATGCAGTTTAAAGATATTCTTAACAGAGTTATCTTCAAACGTTTAAGTTTAGATAAGCAAACTAACTTAGCTAGAGAGCTTCTCCCAACAGATACAACTATTGAAGTTTTAGATGCAAGCAACTTTGACTTACCAAGCCCTACAAATAACAAGCCTGGTATTATTGAAATTGACGGTGAGCGTATTGAATACTTTACTGTTAACGGAAATATTTTAGGCCAACTTCGCAGAGGTACGTTAGGTACTGGTGTTAGAAAACTACACGCTATCGGTACTATTGTTCAAGAAATTGGTGCTAGTGAAACATTGCCGTATACTGAACAAAATATTGTTAGAAAAATTGATTCTGATGGAACAACTACTGTTACTTTAGACTTTATTCCAGCAAGCGTTAACGAAATTGAAGTATTTGTGGGCGGGGTTAGACTTAAGAAAGTACCGTATAAGGTGTACAGCCCTGCGACATACCCAGATAGCCCAGAGGGCGACGTTTCGTTTGATGCTGAATTTACAGTAGATGGCGCCACAAACGTTATCACATTACGTGATGCACCTATTTTTGGCACCCGTATTGACGTTGTAAAACGCCAAGGAACTACATGGGATTCTGCTGTTAATATCCAAGTTGATAATAACAGAATTGCGCAATTCTTAAAAGCTCGCCCAGGAATTTGGTATAGCGAAATAAAGAAGACTTAAACATAGCAGATAATGGACTAGCTAAATATACTATAAAGAGAGATTAATATGCAGCATAAAGACATGACAGGCCTAGCTATCCGTGGTCATATTAAAATACATGACCCGGTAAGTAAGGAAGTTTTCATTGATAAAGGCAATGCAATTCACTACGAGAATATGAGTATTGCATTAGCAAGCAGTATTGCTGATAGAGGCGAGGGTTTTATCTACGAAATGGCGTTTGGTAATGGTGGTACTTCTGTAGATCCTACAGGTATTATTACTTACTTAACTCCAAACAGTACAGGATCTAATGCAAGTCTTTACAATCAGACATATACAAAAATTGTTGATGACAAATCTGGTAATAATACAGATCCAACAAGAAATTTTATTGAAACACGCCATGTTACAGGTACAAATTATACCGACGTGTTTATTACTTGTTTGTTAGATTACGGTGAGCCAGGCGGTCAACAAGCATACGACACTACAACTAACAACGAAAATGCTTATGTATTTGATGAGTTAGGACTAAAGTCTTATAGCTCGTCTGGAAATAGTTTATTGTTAACACACGTTGTTTTCCATCCTGTACAAAAGTCACTTAATCGTTTAATTCAAATTGATTATACGATTCGTATTCAGAGTTTAACAGGTTAATGGAGCGATAAATGACCTATCAAGTAAATCATACAGAAACAACTAATCCATTAAAGCCGCCAATTAGCGTGCAGGATCAGATGCTTAATCAGCAGACACCTATTACATTTGTAGGTAAGAACTACGCTGGTTATGGTCCAGTCATTGCAGAAAACTTTTTACACTTATTAGAAAACTTTGCATGTCCAGATTCTGGATCTAATACTCCAACTGCAACAATTTTAAGTAGCCCTGTACAAGGTCAACTATGGTACAACACTACTACTAACATTTTAAATGTATATGACGGTACAACATGGAGTGCAGCGGGCAATATTAAGAAGTCTACTTCTGCTCCTCTTGACGCAGGTCAAGGTGATTTATGGGTAGATACTGACAACAAACAATTATATTTGTATTCTGGTTCTAACTGGTTGTTAATTGGACCACAGTACAGCGCAGGCACCCAGACAGGTCCAGCTGTAGAAACAATTACAGATACTAATGACGCTGATCATAACGTATTATCGTTGTATGCTAACAATTACAGATTAGCAATTATTAGCAAAGAGGCATTTACACCAAAGCAAACTATTGCAGGTTTTACTACAGTCGGTCAAGGTATTAATTTAAGTACAGTTGACTCTGGTAGTTCAAGCTCTCCTACAAAGTTTTGGGGTACTGCTAGTGTAGCAGATGCATTAAATGTTAACTCTAACTCAGTGGCTGCTGCAAACTTCTTAAGAAGTGATCAAACAAGTACTACAAACTATTCTTTTAATATTAGAAATAACAACGGTCTAACTATTGGTTCTGACCTTAGTTTCAATTTAAGCACAGATTCGTCAGCTACAGTTCTTTATAATAAGACTAGCGGTGCTAGTTTTGATTTTAGACTTAACAACAACGGCGCAATTAATACAGTATTGCACGTAGATTCTAGAAACAGAATAGGTATTGGTGCAAGTAATACTAACCCTCAAGCAACGTTAGATGTTGCTGGCGATATTTTATCTTCAGGAGCACTTGCAGTAACAGACACAACTGATTCTACTGAAGTTGGTGTTGGCAGTATTGCAACAGCAGGCGGATTATCTGTAGAAAAGAGTGTTAATGTTGGCAATGACGTAAACGTGTTTGGCAACATTTATGTTAACAATTTAGATACTAACAGCACACCGATTGGTGGCTCGGTAATTTTACCAGGTAGTGATTCTGCTACATTGTTGTATGACATTGGATCTAGTACACGTAAGTTTAGAAACGTGTATGCACAAACATTCCAAGGTAACTTTAACGGTTCATTTACAGGTGCTCTATCTGGTAACATTACAGGATCTGCTGCAAAACTAGCAAGCCCAACAGTTTTTAGTTTAACAGGTGACGTTACAAGTAATGCTGTATCGTTTGATGGTCAAACTACTGATGGTACAGCAGTATTTCAAACAACAGTTAGCCAGGACTTTGTGTCGGCTAAAACTGAAGTTACCGATTCTTTAAACACGGACCAAATATTAATATATCGCCCAGGTACAGGTTTAAGAAAACATACTAAACAAACATTTGTATCTAATATTCCTACCATGCCAATTGGTGTAATTGTTCCATTCGCTGGTCAAGTATTGCCAAATGGTTACCTATTCTGTGATGGTAGTGAAGTTACTATTGGAAAATATACAGAATTGTTTGCTACTATTGGATATACATACAAACCTGCTGTATTATTGATGGGTAAAAATACATTTGCACTTCCTGATTTACGTGGTAGATTCCCATTAGGTCGTGACAATATGGATAACGGAACAACGGTTCCTGACAAAACAAATCCTGCAATCTTTATTGATGCAGGTGGCGGAGCAGCAAACAGAGTTTCTGATATTACTGCTGATACATTAGGTGCAGGATCTGGTGCAGACTATAAATCATTATCTGTTACTAACTTACCTGAACACAAACATACATTGTCTACCGGTCAAGCAGATTACTTTGCTGTTGGCCGTCCAGGTTTAACGTCTGATCCTAACGGTGTTAGCCCTCCGGGACCACAATCATCGAGTTCTGGTTTATCTGTTCCTAATACTGGCGGAGTTATATCTAGCCAAACAGGTCAACCAGTTAATGTTATGA